GTTACCGGGTCACGGTAAAAGTACAGCTAGAAATCGCTGGTAAACCAGTCAGGCCAGAAGCGCTTCATGGTTGGAGGCGGGTCATAACTGTAGTTCATCAGGTTTCGCTGGATGTCAGACGGCAAAGGGAACACATCATATGGAAGTGATGTTTCTGAAAGAACATCTTGGTAGAAAGTCAGTCGGAAGGTGCGTTCGTCTGGAGTGTAGCCTTGTAAGGCGTAGAAGTCGTAGACATCTTTGCAAGTGTTGTAAGCCCGAAGGTTTTCGGGGGTGTCAACTTGCATGAGTGCGTAGGCTATGCCTACACATGTTGCCATAGTTTTGGAGGGGGTCGGGGCTGCCATCTTAGTGTGGTAGAGTTGAGCCAATAGCTCGAGTCGGTCACGATGGGGCATACCGTGGTTGTTTCTGTAACCTAGGACGTGTGCGTTTTGAGGTGAGTTTTTGACTTCACATTTCGATGGTCGGGTTTCAGATCCAAAGTATTCCTTATCTATAGTAGAATAGGTGGTGAGAAAGTCTTGGTGCTCATTGGGTGGGATGAGAACAGAGAGTTTGAAGATGATATCGTCGCCTTGGCCTTTGTGCAGAATAATCTGTGAAAGGAGGAATCCCATTGCAAAAAGAACTGTGTAGTTCGTAATTGAGAAGTGGATTGTGTCGCCGAGTTGGGTTATGTAAACGCCGGAAGGCATTCCAAACCATTTTCTGCGATACATCCTGCCGTCGGGTAGGACGGTGGGACATGACCGGAAGGAGTAGCAGAGCCAAGACCAGAGATTTTCTAGTCTGTTAGCTTTAGTAGCTGTCCATGTGAGGTGGGTCACGTTGTATTCCTTAGTAGGCATGTAACCATGGTCGAAGTCGAGAAAACTGCGAAGCATATGGTCTATGTCATCTTGGATTTCAAAGGAAAAGAACTTGTCAAATCGAGATTTGTCAAGTGTTATAATAGAACCACGTATGTGGGAGCGGAACAACTCGTTGTTGAGTCGGAACCAGCCACCAGTGATGGTTTCATATCCCCAGAGGAGGGGAGTGAGTCCAGGTGAGCGTTTGAGATGCGCCATGTAGGACCACATTAACATGATATAAGCAATGTTCTGTGGGCGAGGGAAGCCTGAGATACATCGTAGCTTATTCGGGTCTTTGATATCTATAAGGGCTGTTTTGGTGTGAAGAAGAATGTAGTATAAGTGTTTGTCGAAAGTAGATCCATTTTTGATTTCGTGTAGAAAGCGTCGGGTCCAGTCGAAGATTATATTCTTCATATTGCCAAAAGAGGGGCGGGGGTCGCTGCTTTGAAGCTCGTTGCGTTCTATGTAAATAGGGTCGCGTAGGAACTTGCGAAATAGAGGCTCAGTAGAAAAAGGAGCTTCAGCATTCGAGGGCATGCGGTGAGGGTAGTGGTGTTCAACATCAAGAATGTGTACAGGTCGGCACTTCTGAGGAGGCGAGAAGGCTTTGGTTGTAACATCAAGCGCATTATAATAATGTGCGTCCTTGATCGTTTGATGATAAGGGATGTCGCCACTGAAAAAGTCGTAGAGAAGAGATTCTTCATTCATAGTGGAGCGTTTGCGTTGATAGAGAATGAATTCGATTTCTGAAGTGTAAAGGTTCTTGGTCATTGCGAGAAGAACGGTTTTCTTGTGAGATTCGATAGCATCAGGGTTTGTGCTTGGTGGGTTGGGACGGAAGGGAGAGGTGCCAACGTATTCAAAGTTCGTGGAGGTGTGCTCAGGAGGAGAAGAAGGGTGTTCAATTTCGTACGTCATTGTGTTGGTGCGAGAGAGGGGAGGGTACAATTTAGTTGAGGAGCGTTCGGGTAAGCTTTTGGTTTAAG